TGCGGCCTTTCGCGTCTCATCCAGTTCCTCTTGCAAAAACTTCAAACGAAACTCAAGAAACTCCTTAAGCTTCTCAGGATTATTCGTTACCCACTCATGCACACCGTACTTCTCGTGCATACGGAACATATCCATTACCCAATCATTACTCATTTCATTGCTCTCTTTCTGCGTCGCATCATCATCTTATAATCTTTACGAGCTCGGTCAAGATTAATCTTATTAGCACGTTTTGTATATAGTACTCCTTCAAGATGATCGTATTCATGCTGAATCGTTCTTGCAGTCATACCACTATACTTCAGTGTAGTTACTTCGCCATTCATATCTGTAAATCGAATTCTTACTCCTGCGGGTCTCTTGATCTTAATGTACAGACCTGGATAACTTAAGCAACCTTCTTGATAGTACACCATTTCGCCAAAGGTGTCAACAATTTTTGGATTGAACATTGCAATGATTGAGTCTCGGTTATTTGGATCACCAACAACAAATACTGACAATGGAATACCAACCTGTGGTGCAGCAAGTCCGATTCCGTGATTCTCAATCATAGTCTCAGCAAGTTGTTCTGCAAGCTGCTTCGGATCAATTTGAGGATTCTCAAAATCAAAGAGTTCAGTCGGTTTCTTGAGAATCGGATGATTAGGATCTAACAATGACAATGTATCCATCATATATTCCTATATTCATAATTATCAGATGTTTCATTTTCACTCAATGTAATAGCACCGTTAGATAAATGAAACTTGCGTGCCATTTCAGTCTTTGGACTCAATGTCACAAACCGCATAATTTGTTTCTTATTCTCTTTAATCCATTTAACCGTATCAAATACAATCTTGCGACCTGCGCCTTTTTCATATGACCATACTGTATAGAATACAGCAATAGCAGGAGGATCTCCAAAATCTGCAAACTTATTAAGATCATCTACTTTCTTTGGTACTTGGTCGGTATAAGCAACACAAATTACTGCTGATGGATCACCGGTAAATTCATTTTCAATTATAAACACTTGCTTATTGCCACTTGTACGAAAAGCGTAATCAAGTTCTGGTCTAACTGGATCGTCTTTAATTAAATAGCTTCTGTCTTCTGTCATTTCATGGAATATCATGCTGCAATCCTCTAATTGTAAATCACGCAGCAATACGTGAGAAATTCTTATGTTTTTCAAATCTAATTACAGAACGGAACTTGTCCTGTAATACATCTCCTTTGTGACTGATAACAAAGACGTTAGTTTCTTTGCCTAGCTCATTTAATAGTTTCAAGAACTCATCACAGCCGTTATTATCAAGAGAAGCATCAAACACTTCATCAAGAATCAATAGGTTTGTATTAGTTGAGTTCTTCATTTTCGCAATGGCTCGCCAAGTAAGAAGCAAGGAGAGGTCGATTCGCATTTTCTCACCTTCACTAAACGATGCATAACTAAAAGAGTCCCTATGTCTTGACTTAATAGTTTCTTCGAAGTTTTCGTCAAGTTCAAAACTTACAAAGAATTCCATTGCTGCAAGATATTTATTCACGAGCTTATTCATTACAGGAACATATTGACGGACAATCTGCGTCTTAATACCTTTGTCCTTTAACATTTCGGACGCAATATCTAACAACTCCTTTTCGTTAATATATTCCTCTCGCTTCTTTTCAAATCCTTTTATAAGTTTATTGATTTCTGCTATCTTTTTGTTTTCTTCCTTAATGTCTCCGGCATCAGACACTTCAGTATCAATGCTGTTACGAATCTTTGTAATGTACTTATTAAGCGAAGATACTTGATTATTACAATCTGCAATCTTTTCCAAGTATTCTTTAATTTCTTTGTTGATCTCGGAGATATCCAAAAGCCGCTCATTTTCTTTTTCCAACTCTTGTTGCAGTTTGTCAAGAGCCTCATAGATCTGATTGATTTTAGTTTCGCTCTCGTCAATCTTTTCTGTCTTAATAGAAATATTGATGTCCTGTGTACAAGTAGGACAGTGATCGTTTTCACGATAAAATTTAATCTCACGCTTAAACTTGTTTATCTTATCCTCGAGCTTTGACTCAAGTTTAAGAATATCGTTCAGCTTATTATGAACGGTCTCTTCATCATTAATTGATTCCTGAAGAGTGCTTACTTTTTTATTGTTACTGTCGATCTCAAGTTCAAGTCGTGAGATAGATGATTGTGATTTATCAATCTCCAACTTCAACCCGTCAATTCTTTGTCGGTTCTTAGTTTCAATATCATCAATATACTTCTTATGTACTTCTAGTTTCTCAGTTTCAAGATCAAGCTTATACTTAATATCGGTGATATTCTCTTTATTGGTTTGAAGCTTTTCTTTTAGCAACAGATTCATTGCAGTGAAGATCTTAATATCTAATAGATCCTCGATGATCTCCCTTCGAGAATGAGCAGGTAGCTGCATAAATGGAACAAATGTCGATGACCCAAGAATAACAATCTGAGTGAATGAATTGAAATTAAGCTTGAGAATATTCTGTTCGAGATATAGCTGATACTCTCTTCTTGATGCGGTCTGATTTAAAAGAGTATCATCCTTATAGATTTCAAACGCTGCAGGTTTTACACCGCGAACAACTTTATATTTAGATGTGCCGATAGTAAATTCTATCTCAACAACCATGCCTTTCTGATTTACAGAATTCACAAGCTGAGGTATGTTAATCTTACGGAACGGCTTTCCAAATAAACCAAAACACAGTGCATCGAGCACTGTTGATTTACCTGCACCGTTCTCACCAATTACGAGCGTGTTTGGATTTCTATCAAGCTGTATGTTTGTCCATACATTGCCAGTTGACAAGAAATTCTGCCAACGTACATTATGAAAATAGATCATCAAAATTCCATATTTTGTGCTTCAGTATATAAATTAGCAAACAGCTGATTTAGTTTTGATTTATTAACGTTTGTGTTTATTTGTTCTACATACTTATATAACGAAGTAAGTGTATCCTCAGCTTCGCTGATAATCTCTTCCTCGGACTGTTGATCCAAGTTCTTGTTGTCATCAACGATTGATACGTTTGCTGGATTTGCTTTATATAAGTTATCCATTACAATATCAAACCAATAAGGATTCGTTTTATTCTGCACAATTACTTTAACATAAGTATTTGTATATGCATCAAAATCAAAGCTTGCAAGAAACTCTTCAAGCTTCATATCAATATCATTATACCAAATCTTATGGTATATTCTATACGGATTCTGAACGAATGTCAAGGATCTTTTATCAGAATCGAAAATATGAAATCCACGCTGATCGTTATAATCATTCCAAGTCATTTCATAAGGATTGCCAAGATAGTGAATATTACCTTTTGATGACTTATGGTGAAAGTGTCCGGAACATACCATGTCAAACTTATCAAACAGCTTTGCTTCCATACCGTGTGGGTTCTTCATACCACGATACATTTCAAATCCGGCAATCTCGAGATGGCCGAATAGAATCTGTGCATCCGTTCCTTTGATGTATTCCATGCATTCGGAATAGTTTGTATTGTTGATCCAAGGAAGAAGCGCGATCTTACATCCATCAAATTCATAGTCAGTAGGTGACCGATAAAACTCAATGTTAGAATGAGTAAACAGCTCATTCATAGCGTTCACTTCGTTAGTATTACGATAAGGAATGTCGTGATTACCAACAAGACCGATAAGCTGAATGTTATTCTGAACACAGGGTTCAATAAAGATGCGCTTAAACTCTCTAAGCGTTACATAGTTAATGAACTTCCTTCTATCAACAATATCACCGAGATGAAATATAGTAGTGATGTTATTATCAATAAGATACGGAAAGAAGACATTGCTGTAAAACTTATCAAAGAAATTTAGAAAAGTTTGACTATCGTTACGAACACCAAAATGAGTGTCAGTTATAATTGCCGCCTTCATTAATTACTCATCAATCATTAAAAGGTCGATCGCTGTTGTATTCTTATTCTTTTTACGACGCTTTGTTTCTTCAAAGTTTTCAATGAATACACTTACGTGATCCTTTGTCCACTCATTCATTTTACCGTTCATTGAGTAATCGCTTGCATCATGATCCTGTGTATCACTTGTCATGTTCATTACTTCCATCTCACCCATCAACTTATACTTAGTGTATAGTTGCTTCTTTTCCTTTTGGATGCGGCGAAGAAAAGCATAATAAATGATCTGTGTAAAATAAGCGAATGGATTCTGCGACTTTACCGGATCAAAGTTGTCAATATACTGTAGACAGTTCTCAATACCATCAGAGATCATTTCTTCCTTGAAGGTATAGTTAATAAAGTTTGGCTTATGTGATAGATGCACAGCAATCTTCATCAGACACTCGCCGATATAATGCGACACCGCCGGGCGCTCCTTGCCCGTAGCTTCAGCTCTCTTAACAGCAGCTCTGTACTCAATCATTGCCGCAAGAAAGTCTTTATTATTCACATAGTGTTGTTTTGTTCTTTTAGCCATCAGTGCACCACAATACTTGTGTTGGAATACTTTTCAAACATAGCCATAGTCACGTCCTCTTCATCTTTATTCATAAAAATTTCAACTTCTTGTTCAACCTCTGTGGTTTCATCGAGTTTATTTAAGGCCTCAAAATAGTAATCGGAAATGTCCTGTGTCGGCATGGCCTTCATTACGACGTGTTT